TCATTTACTGTTATATTATATTTATCCTAAACATATTTAATATCTTGCGGTTTCAGTTGCTATCTTCGTATACCTCGTCCTTGTTTAATGTTCAGGGCGGCCCGCCACTAATTAGTGTTAATAAATTCATACTAAATTGTTGGGTCCAGTTCATGGGCGGCGATAACAACCGCCGCCTGTAACCACATTAACACTTTACTTGTATGAATATTATAATCAGGTCGCACTTCTTCCATCAATATCTTTTTTACGTTATTATCTTTAATAATTTGAGATAGCTAATTCCGCATTTTTATTATTCTTTGTATTACATCTCTTGAAGTTGCGGTTATGCAGCCATAAGATTCTAAGGTCTAGTCCTAAGAAACTGCATAGCCGCTACTTTTCGTAGATAAATCTAACGATAAAATTTTCATATTTCCTCTTCTTTAAAATCTTTTTGTTTTTGCTAAGCCATTTCAATATTAAGAGAAGAATAATATGCACTTTCTATATCTCTTAACATAGATTGCCAAATTAACATAATAACTACTGCAGGTAATCCACTATTCTATATATCTTCTATTAATTTTTCTTTAAAATTTTGTGTAGCTAAATTTATTGAAATTTTTTCATTCATAAATAATATTATCCTCCTGTTGATGTTCTTGGCTTACTTTCTGGTAAATTAAGAGTAACACCTTTTGCTGTCAATCCTCCCGTCACCTCTGTTCCCAGTACCCATAAAGACTATGTATAATAAAAAAATTTTCCTATACTTTGAGATTTGTGTATACCTGTTACAAATTCAATTTTTCTCCAAAAAACTTTGTTACCATTATACTGAAAATTTTTACATACATTTAAATCATTTACAATTAACTTACTAATATATTTTGTTAAAGTACCTCCATCTGGAACAGTAACACTTGCAGGATTTATCGTGCTTCCTACAGCTCCCATACTCATGCCTGATCCTGATAAACTTCCAGTTCCTTGAATTTCTCCTGTACCAGATAAATAAAAATTATTATTAAAACTTGCCGTTCCGCCTCGACCAATAGACCATAAAGCAGCTCCATCACTATTTACTGCTTTTATAGTTCCACCATTTGCATCTAATATAATTTTATTGCCTCCATCTGATGTTCCAGTTAAAGTTCCTGGTTGAATTGTCCAACCACCTATTTTTCCACCACTATTAGCTTTAATATAATTAAAAGAAGCTACTCCTTGATTACTAATACTCCATTGAGTATTAGTCGTTTCATTTGGTTTATCTTTATTAAGAATAGCTTTCGCATACCCACCTTTCATTGAACCATCACTATTTAATTGTATACTTTCTGCATAAATTTTTGTTGAATCAATTGTCCAACCACCAATAATTCCATTATAAGCGATTAATTGTCCACCTGGTGAAACAGAAAATCTTTTACCAAGAGAAATTCCATCTGTACCTAAATAAATTGTATTACTTCTGGGGTCAGTTCCATCTTTTATTCTTTTATCATTTTTATTTATTCCACTTTTAGGTGTCGCTGGATACCATTTCTAACCTTCATATACAGTTTTCCCATCTTTATCTTTTATTTCTTTTCCATTTTTATCTAACTTTGGAAGATTTATTAATGTTCCAAAAGAAATATGAGATCCAGCATCACTTCCATCAATAGTCCAATAGTTATCATAGGCTTGAGATACTGCATTTTTTCCTAAATACATTATTCCATCTTTTTCAATTTTAACTTGATGACCAATAGACAATCCATCTGCCGCCAAATAAAATCCATCACTGGTTTTTGTTAAATCATCATGAGCACCAGAATAAACCTTTCCAGAAGAATCTAAAGTAATCCCACCAGTTTTACTTTTTAATGTAGTCTTACCAATTTGCCAATTAGCAATATCTCCGCCACCTACAGCATGAATATAGCCATCTTTTGTTACATAAAAATTACCAGTACCAAAATAAATCTCAGGAGTAGTTAAATCAATTATTAATCCTTGTTTATTAATAACATTTTCATTAGGTTTAAAATATTTTTCATCATTCTAATTAAAATTTTTTGCTTTTCTATCTTCTTCTGTTGGAAAATGTCTATATTTATAATCATTTGGTAGCCCATCCTAATTATAGTTTTTCCAAAATTTTCCACTATAAATCATTCCTCTATCTGTTGTTGGGTCAATAGTAATTTGAGCTTGATTAGCTCTACCAAAAAGTGCAGAACCATTTCTACTATTTAAGAAAATTGTTCTGTCGCCATCTACATAACCTAATAAACCTATATCAGATTCTTTTTTATTTGGAGTAATAACTTCACCCATTAATACGCCAGTAAATTGATTTTGTTTATTTTTTACACCAGCTCCCATTTGCGGTGATAGTATATAACCACCATTATTATTAATCTAAATACTATTACCATCCCAATCATTAATATGAGATAAACCAAATTTATTTAATAAATAATGAATAGGAACTTTAATTTGACCTATTACTTCTCCATTCTGACGCATTTCACAACAGATAGCTACATTTACACATTGTCCATCATATTTTGCGGCTGGACGAGCAGGGCATTGATTTGGAGTTAGCCCTTTTCTGTAAGCCTCTCCTAATATAGTTAATAAGTTTGCATTAGTTGAAGTATATGTTTCATCATAACTTTGATAATTTCCTATTGCAAAAAATTTATAAGTTATTTGATGACTACCCTAAACATTAGAAACGTCTTCCCAAGTCTAAATTTCTGTACCTTCTTTTTTAATTAATTCTTCACAATAAAATTCAAAAGGATGAGAATTATCATATTGAGGATTTATGCCATCAGAAGTATATAACACATGTCTAAAACCAGTAAAATTTCTTAATCCAATTCTATATTTCTCTTTATATTCATTCTTTTCATTTTTTTCTTGTTTAACCCACGCGGTTATTATAGGAATAGTCCCATAGTAAGTTTTACCTTGTCCGCCATAAGTAATACTACATTTAATAATATTAGCTTCAGGTGTTTTCAAATTTCCTTCCCATTGAGATAATTGAATATCCCCCTATGAAGGTATCTGAAAAGCAGAAAAATCTTCTATATTAATATTATTACTTTTATTATATATATTTTTTAAAACTTCCCAATGAATAAGATCTACTTTTAAATTTTTATATTCATCATCGTTGGAAATACCTTCCCAAATTTCTTCTCCATCTTGCCAAAGTTGAGCTTTAAATAATTTTTTATCTACACCTTCATTTATTTCAGAAATAGGTGCAGAACTATTTATACCATAATTTATCTAATATCCGGCACCTTCTTTCTTAGTAATCATCGGCCATAATGGCGGATTATCCATTGTAGTATTTGGAACAATTTTAACAACATATTCAGTACCGTTAGTTCCTGGTTCACCTTGTTTAGCAAAAGTAAAGTTAGTTCTCGCTGTTAAATTTAATCCTTTATAATCAACAGTAAGCTAAATCTGATTATTTTGCTTTTTAATATCATATTTATTAGCAATTCCATAAGATAAAGTTTCGACCTTATCATAATATACATATGATTCAGTTTCAATACGATTTGGATCATTAGGAGTCTTAAGCATATTATCAACTAATAAAGTATCATTTCCTAAAGGAATTTTCCATCTAACTTTACACTTACTATCATTTACAATCATATTTGAATCAAGCGGTTTTCCTTGATTATCATATACAGTAAATGTAAGTGCAGGAATCTGTTGAGGATTATCTAAAGTTTTATTATTAGGAGCGACTCCATTTTCATTATATTGATAAACCGCAGAACCATTATTAATAACAAGAGAATATAATCCTTCTCCATCTAAAGTATTTGTTAAAGTAATTTGGGCGGTTCCAATGTATAATTCTCCTGAAAAAACAGAGCATTTAAAAGTACCAAATGAAGTTATGTTTCTAATTTGAACATCATGAATTTGATTCCCCTAAACTCTTTGAATAAAATCATATTGTTTAAGAGTTTCATTTAATACTCTAATATTTTCAGCATTATAATTTTTTTGAATATCATTGGTTAAATCATTTAAATCATTTACAGCTTTATTATATTTATAATTAGGGCTTTCTGTTCCAAAAATCTAAGGCAATTCAACGAGATTCCCTGTATTATCTTCATATGCCCAATAATATTGAAATTGACTTATATCTTCAATCTATTTTATTACACCGTCTTTTTTCTACATAATTTTTACGGTCAAAGTTGGATGTCCAACATCATAATAAAATTTAGTTCCATCATTTGATTCAATTATTGGATAAATTTTATCTGTTAAATTTTGAATATTAATTTTTTTACTAATAACATTACCATCATATACAATAGCAACTTTTAACCAGTTATCTTTTGCGGTAGCTTCTCCAAAATTAATAACATATGTATTTTTACCAGGAATCCATTCAAAAGTTTCACTATCTAATTCTTGTTTACTATTAATACATTTCCAACCACGTCCTAAGTATTTATTATAATAAGGATTACTTGGAGTTACTCCTACATTTTCTTTTCCCCAATAGAAAGGAATCTTTTGATCTGCTGAAACTAATTTTCCTTTTACCCTAACTTGTGCGGTGATCAGCTTATTGCCGCCTTTTGTCCCCGGTGGAAAGAAAGTTCCTTGTGGAGTATAAAAAGAAATTGCAATCCCATTAATCTAACTTTCTGACATGCGGCAAGCGCCATTTAACTATAACTGACTAATTTCAATATCTGGATGAAGTTCAGTGTTATTTTCTAAAGGAACACTATCTGGGAAACTCTTACAAAAAATTTTAATAGATTCAACTCTTACAAAATTCGGACCATCAACGTCAAAAATTTGGTATTGTCTAATAGGATATAATAATCTATAAGGATTTCCAACCATATTATCTTCATCTATTGTATATGAACGAATAGTTTCTTTTCCAGTAGCATTATCTATAAATTTTAAATTATAAACAATACCATAATGTCCTCTTAATTGTCTTTCAGCTTTTATTGAAGTTTTTATAGCAGCTCCGACAATAATAGATGAAGATTCTTTTATATATTTTTCTATGGCTTGGGTATCTAATTCAATACTTTTTTCGCCTTCTGCTTCATATATAGAATACTCATATTCATAATTTGTATCTAAATAAAAAGTTTGACTATTTTCTATCCCATTAGTTCCAATTATATCATAAGCCTAATCGCCTTCCGCCTGAGTAATATAATTAATTCCTAATTTTTTAGTTGTACCAAGAATTGTTTTTTCCTTCTTAAAATCATTACCTGGCACTAATATATAAACCAATGCGCCATTACTATACGTAATATCCGTATTATTTGAATAAGCATAGAAAACTGCGTCTTGATAACGACATCTATATTTACCAATCGTTGCATCTTCACATGAAAGTATCTGAGCTTGAATTGTTCTATCGTAATCTGCTTTTTTTACAGAATTATCTGCTAATATCTAAATAGCATCTAAAACTTTTTCACTTATACTCATGTTTCCTCCTTATATCTCTTTTTAATTAGATATAAAAATCCTTTAGACAAGATGTTTTATCTTATCCTCATGGATATTATACCATAATTTTTTTCAAAAGTCAAATTAATCCTCAAATTTTTTAGCTATATAAATACCCTAATAAGAGTATCTGGTTATATCAAAAAAATCTTCTTTAGTTATTTTCCCACTATCCACAAGCTATAACATATCCTCAATTTCTAATACTCTATGCTACCACTTGTGTCTTAATAACTATAATTCATCTTTATCCATATTTTCTCCTTAAAAAAGAAGTAAGGGGTAAAATACCCCTTACTTTTATCTATGTAATACTCTTTGTGCGGCAAGATTAACTAAATCACTAAGTGCTTCTTCGATTTCACGTTTACTATCTACATTAGGGAATGTAGCATCTATATGCACATTTTGTTGAATTTCATCTTTATCCTTAGAATTAACAGATCTAATACCAATATTGTTCATTCGATTACTTAAAGAACCTTCTAATGAAGCAGAAATTTCTCTTAGAATATAAGTTCCTTCTAAGAAGTTTTTAGTATCATCTTTATTTAATACTAACTCTTTTCTATCAACCCAAGCTAATTTGGGGTCATCACTCCCCCAGTCTCCAGTATATCCACCAGAAGCATATCTATAATGCCCTGTATAAGTAACCTTACCTGTGCTACCTGTATAATAAGCATAACCGCCCCTATTTCCAGAAGCGGAATTACTACTTCTTCCTGATGAACTTCCAGATCCACTTCCTCCGGATCCGTTTCCTCCTCCACCACCGGAACTACTTCCACCGCCAGAACTGCTATCTCCAGAGATGCCTCCTCCATATGGATTTCTCGCATAGGCGGCGTTAGCAGCTTGCATCCTACGAATCATATTTTCATATGACGCGGCAGTAGCTTGATATGCGGCGGCAGCAGCTTGTTCAGCTTGTACGAAATTATGTAATTGAATAACCGCATTAGCAGCTGCTTGATAAACATTATTATATTCTCCAACAAGTTGTTGTGCTTGATTTTTTAAAGATTCAATAGCAAACATCTAATCTCTCATGCGATTAAGAATATCATCATTTTCTTCTACTAATACTTCAAATTCATCTATTAAATTAGAAACACCATTTCTAATATCCTCAAGATTGATACCTGCAGCATCCGCTAATTCTTGTAATGAATCTTGGTAAGAACGAGTCTGTTCTTCAATATCTTCAAATGCTTCTTCACAGGTAGGGATAAATCCACCTTCACCAGCAACCGCATCTGACATCTCTTGAATACCACTTTGCCATGCTGGAACCAAATCTCCCATAAGAATATTTTGCTCATCTTGAGACATTTGATTATAATTAGCAACATCTGTATTATATAATGCAGCTATATCGGCAAATGCAGACTCTCTTAAATTATTTCTAATATTAAGATTTTCTTCAGTTTTATCATTGATATATTGACCATATTCGTCTCTTAATAAAGCAAGTCTTTCAACTCTCTCTTGTTCAGTTAAAGCAGTATCAGTTAATATATCTTTATAATCATTTTGGAAATCTTTCCAAGCCTGAAGCATATCATTCAAATTAGATTGATAACGCTCTTTATCGAAATTATATAAATCATTTTGAGCCTGTGCTAAATTAGAACGAGCATCATCTACAGAACCACTATCTGCCGCATACTCATAAGAATAATTACCTTGAGAGTCTCTCTTTAATCTTAAAGAAGTTTTTGCGGATTGCGCTTCTTCAAGTGCGATTCTGGCTCTTTCTACTTCTAACAGCTTCTCCGCCCTATCAATATCATATTGAGTAACTTTCTATTTATTCTTTAAAATATCAAGTTGTTCATTCATTAATTTCTTTAAGGCTTGTTGATTTTTAATACTCTTAGTATCATCTAATGCTTTTCTAAATTTATCTTCAGTCTCTTGAATAGCAAATGCGGTATTAATAGTATCAAGATATTCGTCTGCATTTTTATTCATTAACTACCATTGTGTATTTAAATAATCAGTTCCATGACCATTAGATAATTTCTTATCTAATTCATCAAATATTTTATCAATAGCATTAACATACTTATCTTGTAAAGTTTCTGCAGATTCTTGAATTAAAGAATTAAGATTTTTGATAGTTTCCTTATAATTTTCTTTAAATTTCTCTGCGGCGTTCGTGTCTCCACGAGCAACTGCCGCATCCCATTGTTCTTTCCAGAATTGTCTCTGTTGTTTTAATGAATCAAGTTGTCTTATATTATTTCTTTGTAACATATCATAATAATTTTGCATAGCATTATAATTCTTTTCACCATACATAATTTCTAATAAATCCATATTAGATTCAATTAAATCATTAATATATTCATAATCTTCAATTTGTTTATCAAATTGGTCTTGAACATCATCAATAGTGTCAAGATATGCTTCATCAATATTATTAATTAACTCTTCAACTTCTTCCATTTGATCCATTAATTCTTTAAGATCATTCTGTAAATCCTACATAGCTTGCGCTTTATTGTCACCATAAATATCAGATGTACCAGTGGCATTAATAGCGTCAATCTGCGCTTTTGTAGCTAATAGTTGATCAGTAAGAGTCTATATAGTTCCTTTGCTTCCGTGAACATCAAAATAAGAATTTAAATCTGTAGCGTCTTTTGCGGCATCCTTAAAAATCTTCTCAAATTTAGTCCCCTTAAGAACATCAGTGCCTTCAAGAACTTCTCTGCGGAACTTATTCCAATCTCGTTCAGCCTATCCCATATCTAATCTGATTTCAAGTTCCATTCTAAACTTCTTAATATTTAATTCAATTTGCTTTTGAGTTTCTTCTTCAATCTCATCAACTAAATCTTCCATATCTTCACGAAGTTTATCATAGTTTTTAATTTTCTTTTCAAGGTCTTTATATTCGTCTTCCGCTTTTTTAATTTCTTTATTTATAGCTTCAGCTTGGTCAGCAATAGCTTTTTTAGCATCTTTATTAGTTGATTTATTATATTGTTCAATTAAAGCATTATAATCTTTTGTTCTGGCATTAATCTCAAGTTGTTTATTACCAAGAACACTCATATAATTGGCAATATTACCATACTCATCAAACATAACGCCGAGATTTTTAAGATTTTTTTGTTGATTCTTTAAATCTTCTTTTTGAAGTTCTTGTTTTTCTTTAAGTTTCTTTTTATGAGCTTCTAAGATTGCGGTTTGTTTATTTAAATTATCAATAAGATCTTTACCATACAATCTCTATTGAACTTTCTATGTTCTTTCAAGCTATCTATTAATTTGCTCTAATTCAATATTAATATCATGGTAAATATCTCGCTAATCTTCCATCTCCTTTTTCTTATCTTTTTTAGAGGTATCTGGTTGTGCGGATTTGCCTTTCCCGCCTCCACCTTTCTTACCTCCGCCGCCTTTTTTACCGGAACCAGCTCTACGTTGTTGACCTTTAGAACCACCACCATTTGCAGCATTTCTAAATTTAAAACCACCACCAGAAGATTTATGAGCAGCAGTTACTTTTAAGGCAAAAGCAGAATTTTCTTTTATATCTTCACCCTAAGAAGGAACGGTTTCATAAGTCACTGTAGGGAAATGATATGTCATTGGCGCTCCAGTTGCAGGATCAGTACCAAGGAAAGGATTATCTTCAATGGTTGGTTTCGCACCGGTATATTGATGGATGTCTCTAACTCGGCTGGTATCTTCTATAACTTCTGCATCTACGCCCATAGCAGCAAGATAGTCTGTTGCCTGTTGAGCGGTCATCCCAGACGCATTAACAATATTCTCTAAACCAGCTAAAAAATTAGCATCATTTAATTCAGCTCCAACTTCGATATCATCAAACTCCTGTCCTGTTAAATACTCCATAGCAGTTTGAATATTATCTCTGTCACTATAAAATTGATCAGTATCTAATCCTACATCTAATAAAATAGCTTGAGCAGCATTTTCAAGAAGTTGATTATAAGCCTCTTCACTACCATCAATAGCAGCTTTCATCAACTAAAGATTTTCAGCACTTTGTAAAAAACTTTCAGGTAAAGCAGAAGCATCCATATCTAATAAATCAGCATAAGCATCTCGTAATCCATCTATTGCTTCAGATTGCTCTCCCACAGCACCACTTGTTAACGCTCCCATCCAATCATCATAACTATCTACGACATTTTGAATAGCATCGTCAAATCTTAAAATAGACTCTGACACATCTTCAGCTGCTCGTTTATCTTCTTCTAAAATATCTGCTAATTCAGCTGAAGAATCAGCCATTCCTTGAATTGTATCAGTTAAAGATTGAAGTGCTTTTGAATCAACATCTTCATCAAGAGGAAACATAGCATCATGAATAGCTTGTTCTAACTATCTGGCTGTTTTCTCATTTTCCCCTAAAGCGTCATTAAGGTCACCAAGATCTTTTACTCTTTCTAATGCTTGATAAATTTCATCATAAGTTTCCTTAGTTGCTCTACCTTCTTGAATTTGCTATCTCCACATATCAACAGATTCTTTATTGGTTGCATCAACCGCCTATAAATAATCTAATTGCTTTTGAACTAATTCATCATTAATTCCAATAGCCTGATCAGGTCCTCCAGGGATAGACTGTACTGACTAATAATTTTTTTGCATTACATCTTCATAATCCACCCCAGTTGCTTTTAAAGTTTTTATTTTATCAATTTGGTCATAAGCAGTACTTAAAGCAGTTCCAAAATCAGCAACTTTTTCTTTATCAATCGCATTATAAAATTCTTGAGCAGATTCTTTTAATTCATATGTTCCATTTATTGCTTGTTTAAAATAATCTGTTAAATCAGGAGCTAAAGAACCTAAATTTTGAAATTCAGTTTTAGTTAAATTTTTTCCACTTTTAACTTTATCTTCAACCTATTGTAAAGAACTATATTTCTAAGAAGCCATTTCTTGAAAAGCCGATAAATTATCTGGATTAATCGCCAAATCAGAAACTTCTTTTTTGGAAACCTTATCAATAAGAGATAATATATCTTCCCAAGTCTTCCCAATAGAAGGATTTAAATCAAGTAATTGAATTAAATATTCCAATTGATTTGGGTTTAATTTATCTAATTCTTGTTGAATTTTATCAGTATCTTTTCCAAATTTTTCAGTTAATTCATCAATAAATTTTCCAGCCTTACCATAATCCGCATATAATTCTCCAAATTTAGAAGATAACTGTTTATCAACTAATTCTGCTGCTAATCCCTCTTGTTCTATTCCTTGCTATTTTAATTCCTATTCTACTTGTTTGATAGCTTCTGCTCTGTTAATTAAATAATTATTTACGCCCTAAATAGAATTATTCATAAAATCAGGAATATTTACTAATACAGTATTTACAGTAGCTTGCTATATAGCTTCTAAAGAAGTTTTATAATCTGCTGTTCCTTCCTATAATTTAGTTAAGAAACCATTAAGTTGAGTATATAGAGGACTGTTATATAAAGCAGTTTTTTCCTCACTTGTTGTAGCTTCACTTTCTAATTCATTTATTTTTGTTTTTATCTCTTCAATTTGTTTAAAACGCTCATAAACAGAATCACTCATTTTAAGTTCAAGAGATATAATTCCGCTTCCGTCTATACTTGATTCTATCCCTTGAATTTGAGAAAGTTTATCTGCTATATCTCTATCTCCACTTTCAGACATTCTTCCAGTAAATACTCTCTGATGTCCACCTTCAAATAAGTTTGAATCAGTATAATGATCAGCCATTTTATTGAATTTACCACCAGCAGCATTAAATTCCTCTTGAGCAGCATTAAATTCTGTTTTTGCTGCCTACTGACGAGCCTAAATGATACCTTGTTTTAAATCTGTATAATTTTTACGAAGTTTTTCAGCAGCTTCTCCTTCAAGACCATATTCATTAATTAATTCTTCAATTTTAGTTCTTAACTAATGTCTTGTCATAATATGATCTTGTTGCTATTCATTTAATTTCTCTAATGCATCATATAAACCTTCATAAGATTCAGCTTCCTATCGAATTGCTCTGTTAGTTTCAATAGCGGCATCATAGGCTTTAATTTCATTCTAATATATTTGTTTTTGATATTCAGAGATTGCAGTAAAAACCGCTATTATCGCTGTAATGGCTATTATAACAGGTCCTGCCATCGCCTAACTTACTCCAAAAAATGTAACTGCCGCTTCTTTAGCTTGTTGAAATCCCTTTGTCAACATTGGAATAGCAAAAGATAATCCAGTAATTATTTGTGTAAATTTTTCTCCTGCTGTCAAATTGTCATTAAAAAAAGTTTTTACTATTTGACCTGTTTGAGCTATTCCTCTTGCTAAACTTGCAACTCCACCAACTGTTTTGACTAAACTTTCTGTGTTAATTCTATTCTAAGTAGTATTTACAAGAGCTTGTCTATCTTTCTAAATGTCTGCTAATAATTTTTCTAATTCTTGTCTTCGTTGAAGTAATTCTTTATATTTTGCCTAATCTGTGCCTTTAATAACTTCCATTTCAGCATTAATTTCTGCTATTGATGTTTTTACTCCTGCAGATAAATTTCCAAAAATTGCTAAAGTTTGTTCTTTAATACTGTCTGCAGAACCACTTAAATCAATTTTATTAAATTCAAGTTGTGCTGCATATATAGCTTTTTTTGCTGCATCTGGAATATCTTGAAAAATTCCTCCCGCACCAACTTTTGTCTTTAAGTTAGTTAATATTGTTTGTAATTGTCCAAAATAAGTATTAATATCATTAGTATTTCCTTGTTCTAAAGCATTACTAAAATCTTTCCAAGTTGATGCAAAATTTTTTAATTCTTTTTGGACTCCAAAAAGGGATACTTTTTGCTTCTAAAGATATTTTTCTACTTCATCACTACTACTAAAACGCTATTCACTTTCCATTAACTAATAAACAGCTATTCTGGCTCTTTCAATTGCTTCAATATCCTCATCATTAATTAATATTTTTCCGCTAATATCTCCTTGCTTCTGTAAAAGTTGTTGAGCTTGCGAAAATTCTTCTTGTGTCAATAAACGAGAATTATCTCCGAAAAATTGATATTTATCAACTATATCTTTAGTATAATCTAAATTTGCATTAAAAGGATCTGCAGAACGTCTTTTTTCTAACTAAGCTGAAATATCTGCTGCTGCTTGAATAGATTGTTTTAAAGCCTAAGCATTTCTTTCTGCGGCTTGAAAATTTTCTATTGAAATTGCTAAACCTCGCGCTAATTGAGTTTGAAAAACTTGAAGAGCAACTGTTCCTAAAGTCTGTAAAACTCCAATTCCACCGCCTAATCCTTGAGTAACTTGGGCTATTAAATCAGCAACACCAGACAATCCATCTACTAAATCTTTTATTCCATCCGTTGCCTATTCATCAAATAAACTATTAAAAATACCTTCAGTAGATGCTTTTAATTGCTTTAAATGCGCTGCCATACTATCCATATATATATCTTGTTGTTCTTGTAGTGTGCCAGCTGCATTTTGAGCTGTAGTCAAAGATTTATTATATTGTTCAAAATTATCAAATAATGCAATTAAATTTGAATATTGTCTTTGACCAGCCATAGTTTGTGCAAGAGAAATTTGTTGTTCACGAGTTAAATCGCCCCAACGATTACCAATTTCTTCCATAACTTCGCCCATATCACGAAGTTTACCATTCATATCAAGAACGTTGAAACCTAATTCTGCCATCTTTCCAGAATAGTTACCAAGAGAAACCCCTTCTTCATCAATTCCGGCCTGTATATCTGAAATACGTGCATAAACAGTTCTTAAGGCAGTACCAACTGATTCTGGTGCTTGACGAGTAGCGGAAATAATAGTTGATAATTGCGCGGCAAGCTGTTCTTCACTAACACCCATCGCATTTGCGGCGCTCGCGACCTTACTCATCGCAGTACTAAGTTCTTGAAGGTCAGAAGCGGTTGTTGCCGCAACAGCCGCTAATCTATCTACATAAACTTCAGCTTCATCTGCATTTACTTTATAACCATTCCAAACTGCAGTTAATTCTTCAGATACTTTATCCGTAGATTGCCCAGTAACATTAGCAGTCTTTAAAGTTATTTCGGTTCTTTTTGCAATTTCTTCATCACTTAAACCCTGTTGAGCATAGATTAAAGCCGCGTTAGTATAATCAGTTGTAGTTTTACCAAGAGCTTTTGCAGTCTCATTAGCCTAAACCGCAAATCTTGCCATTTCATTTGCTGAATTACCAGTAACAATTCTAATATCATTTAAAGAAGAATCTAATGCTTTTGTATATCCCCATGCTTCTTGGATTGAACGAGAGAAATTATTAACAATAGAAGATGAAATGGTCCACTTTATTGTATTTGCAAATGTATTTGCAACTTTATCTAAAAATTCATGTGATTTTCTTAATTCAGTATTAACACTTAATAAACTTGTTGTTAAATTTCTAAAAGAAGCCTATCCTCTTGCACCAGCTTTACTAAAAGTTGTATATACTTGCTAAAGAGTCAACTAATTCTGTTTTAATTTACTATTAAAAGCATCTATGTTAACTGTATTTAATTTTTTATTAAATGCACTTTCCATAGCTGTTTCAACAACTTTAATAGTTTTCTAAACTTCAGCAAAATCTTTTCTGGCTTCTTTTATACTTGAATTATTAATCTTCATAAAATCGCCATACGTCATTTTACGTATGCTTTCTAATGAAGCCTTTAAATCATTTAAACTTTGTTTTTGGACATCAAATCCAATCGTATATTTAATTTCGCCTGATGCTTGTGCCATATCCTTTTATCTCCTTTACGATTTTTGTTAATTAATATACAAAATCAACAAGAGTATCTGAATCTGCTCCATTCGGGAAAATTAAACGATATACATCAACAACATTATCCAATTCATAAATGCCTGTTTTACCAATTTTAATGGTTGCTTTATTAATTTTTACTTCAGTACCCTCTGCCGCCTGAATACCTAATTTATAAATAATAGGTCTTGAAGTTTCAGGTGTATACGCACCAATAGGAGCATCACTATCTAATAAATCTACTCCTGCTTCAAATGGGCCAACTACTTGCCCTACTCTTCCATTTAACATAATATTTTTCCTCCATTTTATAAAAACAATAAGAAACCTCAATAGTTTCATTTAAAAATTTTCTTTCCATACTTATATTAAAAATTTATTTATTTTAATTATTATATCTTGACCACAAAGAATTTTTTGATATTTTATAAAAATTTTGTTATAATTTTTATAGAAATGAGAAATAAAAATATTTAAAAGTTAAAAAACAAAAGGAGAGTGATATTATGAGAGACCCTAATAGATTAGATACTTTTTATGAAACATTAAAAGAAATTCATAGAACCTATTTTCCTGACTGGCGGTTTGGACAATTTATCATAAATTTCCAAGGTTGGTATTATGACAAATATCATAGAGATGTATTCTATATTGAGGATGAATTTATTTTAGACGATATAAAAGATTTTGCTAAATCTCTTTATTTCTTAAAGGAGGTAATGAATACATCTAATGAGTAATTTTACAATTTCAAAAATGTATTGCTGTAACTGCGGAAAAGAGGGATTACCAATCTGTAGAAAAAAATCCCATTCCCGCGAGGATGGACATTTAAAAAAACTTTATTGTGTATATTGTGGGAAACTTTGGAATCACGCTGAAGTAAAGCCTTATTCAAATTATACTTATGAAGATTTTAAATATGAAATGGAGCATCATAATTTTGATAAAGATGGCAATAGAATAAAACCTTTAAAAACTCTTAGAAAGGAAAATTATAATGGCTAACTTATACTTAATGTGTGGTTGTCCTGGCGCAGGAAAATCAACTTTTATTGAAGAAAATTTTAATCAAGCTGTTTCAGTAATTTCTCGTGATAAAATTCGTTTTTCTTTAGTATCACCTGATGAGGATTATTTTTCACGGGAAGATGAAGTTACTAAAGAATTTTGGAAACAGATTAATGATAATCTTGCTAAAGGAAATCATGTTGTAGCAGATCAGACATCTCTTACTCCAAGATCCAGAAAATGGTTCATTCAACACGTTACAGGATATGCTAAACTCAATATTGTTCTTATTGATGAAGATCTTGAAACTTGTTTAGAGAGAAATGAAAAACGCAAAGGAACTCGCGCATATGTCCCCAGAGGCACTATTCGCCGTATGTTTACTCAGCTTGTTGAACCTTCTTTTAAAGAAGGCTTTGATAACATCTTTAAATACAATAGTAAAGAAGGACTGCGGATGATGGTGGATTTTGGACAAAAATGAATAATTATATACTTCTATTTTTTATATTCCTTAGAGAATCAAATCTCTAAGGAATGTTTTTTTATTGTTGAATGGAGGTATATATATGAATCTAAAAGTCAGATTTAGAAATCCTGTTTTTATTGTTCAACTTATCCTTGCTATCTTAACTCCAATTCTCGCATATGCGGGATTAACTCTTCAAGATCTTACAACTTGGGGAGCACTTGGCAACCTTTTAATGGGAGCTTTAAGTAATCCCTATGTGCTTGGTTTAATTGCTGTATCAGTATGGAACGCACTTAATGACCCTACAACAGCAGGAGTTACTGATAGTGCCCAGGCTATGACATATCAAAAGCCTAAAAAATAAAAACAAACTGTATAGGTATTTTAATAGCTAAAGCTATTAAAATACCTATTTTTTTGTCTCTATTTGACAAAAATAAGATTTTATTATATAATATACTATAAAAATATCAAGGAGATTATAATATGTTATATATTTATATAGATGGTTCTTGTCGCGGGAATGGTAAAAATAATTCAAAGGGCGGCTATGGTATAATAATATTTGATGAAAACCGCAATTTAATTGATGCTTATTCTGAACAATTTGATAATGTAACAAATAATCAAATGGAATTAAAAGCATTTCTAAAAACATTTGAATTATTAAATTCTAAATATAAAAATGAACAAGCTACAATTTATTCTGATTCTGCATATTGTATAAATATCCTCACTTCTTGGATTTATTCTTGGAGTCAAAATGACTGGAAGAATAGTAAAAACAAAACTGTAAAAAATCTGGATATTATATTATCCCTATATGAATATTATAATATAAAATTTTTCATTAATCAAATTTATATTGTCAAAGTTGAAGGACATAAAGGAATTATAGGGAATGAATTGGCTGATGCTCTTGCCGCGGCAGACAAGCAAAAATTTTCAAATCTTATATTAAAGAACCATATTCAGATTAAGCTCTCGTAAAAAATTTGCTAAAATTAAAAAAATTTGTTATAATATTATTATATAATAAAAAATGAAAGGTAAAAAATATGAACGATAAACATTTATATACAGAAGAGAGTATTGAAAGTTTAAGTCCTCTTGAATTTACAAGACTTCGTCCTCAAGTATATGCCGGTGATTGTACATATTCAACTCAGTTGTTAGTTGAAATTATTTCTAATGCAGTTGATGAATATCGACTTGGACATGGAAATAAAATTGATGTAACAATAATTGGAGATATGGTTGCAGTCCGAGATTATGGACAAGGTTTTATTCCAAATTCATTTAGAGAAGATGGAAAAACTATTCTTGAAGCAGCTTTCAGTGTATTAAATACATCAGGTAAATATCGAGAAGATGGAACTTATGAAGGAACTTCATTAGGTTCTTTTGGTATTGGTTCTAAAATTACTACTTTTCTTTCTCATTGGTTAAGAGTTAAAACAATGAGAGATTCACAATGGGAAGAAGTATATTTTGAAGAAGGTGTTTTTTCTAATAGAACAACTGGTGCGGGAGGTGTTTCTGGTACTCTTGTTGAATGGAAACCTTCAGGAGAATTTTTTACACATACAGAAGTCGAAATAAATAAAATTAAAGATTTATTTCAAACTATTGTAAGTTTATGCCCTGGATTAACTATCAATTTACAATATAATAATGAAGCACCAATCATTTTTGTTTCTGTAAATGGTATCCATGACTTAATAAATAATGTTGTAAATAAAAATGCAGAACTTCTTGATAATCGTTTTTCAATGAATTTTTCAGAAGGTAAAAATAAACTTGATATGGCTTTCACATATACAAGCAATTATTCTTCTACTATTGTTCCCTATGTCAATACAGGCTTGACTGAATCTGGACCACATATCACTCAGATTAAAACTGTTATTACAAGGGAATTTAATAAATTCTTTAAAGAGAAAAAATGGTTAAAAGAAAAAGATGCAAATTTAACTGGTGACGATATTCAAGAGGGAATGTATGTAGTATTTAATATTACAGCCCCGAATGTAGGATATGACGCACAGGTCAAAAGTAGAGTTACAAAAATTGATATGACTCCCTTTACCTCTGCATTAAGTACAAATTTAAATATTTGGTTTAATAATAATGAAAAGGAAGTAAAATCTATCTTTGAGAAAGCGGCTGCCGCACGTAAAGCACGAGACGCCGCGAAGAAAGCAAGAGATAAAGCAAGAGAACAGAATAAAAAGAAACAAAAAGCACTTAAATTTGACACTAAACTTGCGGATTGTTATTCTGAAAGAAGAGATAAATGTGAAGTTTATGTCGTTGAGGGAGATAGTGCGGCAGGTATGTTAAAACTTGCTCGTGATAATGAATTTCAGGCAGTTATTCCTGTTCGTGGTAAAATCCTTAATACACAGAAAGCTACTTTTGCACAAATTCAAAAAAATGCAGAAATTATGACAATGTGTGATGCTTTCTTTGGACCTGGAGACTGGTCTATTGATCCTAAAACTTTAAAAGTAAATTATCATCAAGTCCGATATGGTAAGATAATTATTATGTCAGATGCGGATGTTGACGGAGCGCATATTAAAAATCTTTTCTATACGTTTATATGGAATTTTTGTCCAGATTTAGTTAAAGATGGATATGTTTATGCAGGCGTTCCCCCTCTTTATAAAGTTACTCTTGCTGCAAATAAAGGCTATAAATATCTTAAAAATGATGAAGCATTAGCTGAGTTTCAAAAAGAAAATAGGGGAAAAACAAGCCAGATTGGTCGTATGAAAGGTCTTGGTGAAATGGACGTTGAAGAGATTGAAGAAACTCTTACAGATCCAAATAACAGAATTATTAAACAAATTACTGTTGAAGATGTCACAGCGGCTAATAAACTTTTTAATGATTTAATGGGTAATTTAGTTATGCCAAGAAAAAGATATATTAAAGAACATAGTGCGGAGGCTACATATAATGCAGAATAAAACAATAAAAGTAAAATTTAATATTCCATTAGATTATGTTTTTGGGTATTTACGTTATGGACATAAAGAAGGTATTTTAGAATTAACAGAAGAGGAACTTCAAAGATTAAAAGAAAATTCTATGAAATTTCTTGATGAAGAAGATCTTTTATGCGATTTAGATTTAATTATAGATGATTATAGGATAGAAGATTGGGGTGCTCCTTTAGAAGTAAATTATGAGGTTATAAATGATGCAGAATGATTTAACAAAAGAATTAGGAACAAATTTTATAGAATATGCGGTTGCCGTGAATACTGACCGTGCTATACCTAATGCTAAAGATGGTCTTAAACCAGTTGCTAAACGCATTTTATGGGGAGCTGAAGATAAAACTAAATGTGTATCAAAAAAACCTCATGTAAAAGCAGCTAAACTTGTGGGTGATATTATGGGTACATATCATCCACATGGAGATTCATCTATCTATGGCGCGTTAGTGCGGTTATCACAAAATTGGATTATGCGTTATCCATTAATTGATTTTCATGGGAATAATGGTAATATTATTGGCGATGGACCTGCTCACATGCGTTATACTGAATGTCGATTGAGTAAACTTGCTGAAGATGGATTACTTCAAGGTATAAAGAAAAATAATGTTGATTTCCTTCCAAACTATGATGAAACAACAGAAGAACCAATTTCATTACCAAGCATCTTCCCAAATTTACTTTGTAATCCTAACAGCGGAATTGGTGTGGCTATGGCTTGCTCATGGGCACCCCATAATTTAAATGAAGTAGCTGCCGCAATTAATCAATATTTAGCGGGAGAAGAACCGATGCTTCCTGGACCAGATTTTCCTACGGGTGGAATTATTATTAATTCAAAAGATATTCCAACTATTATGAGAACTGGCCATGGAAGTGTAAAAGTCCGCGGTAAGTATGAAATTGATAAACGAAAAATTATCTTTACTGAGATTCCTTATGGAACTACTGTTGAAGGATTAATGGCAGAAATTGGCGAAGTTGCTGATTCAAAAGAAATTGAAGGAATTGAGAATATTCGTGACGAATCTAATAAAAAAGGTATTAGAATTGTTATTGAATGTGATAAAAAAATTAATCCCATCAGTATCGTAAATAAGTTATTTTCAAAAACAAATCTTCAAAGTTCATTTAGTTATAATCAAGTTGCTCTTATTGATAAAGTACCAACTGAGTTAAATCTTAAAGATTGTATCAAAGTTTATGTTGATTTTAATATTAATTGTATTGTAAGAGAAATTCAATTTGATTTAAACAAAGCTATTGATAGACTTGAAATTGTTAATGGTTTACTGCGGGCACTCGAAGATATTGACAACATCATAGCGCTGATTAAAAGTTCTGAAAGTGCGGCTGCCGCAAAAGAAGCATTAATTAAAAAATATCAGTTCACAGAAAATCAAGCTAAAGCAATTTTAGCTATGAGACTTTCTTCTCTTGCAAAACTTGAAAAAGTTGAATTAGAAAAAGAAGCCGAAGATTTAAAAGATAAAATTTTTATGCTTAATCAGATTTTAGATAGTCGAGATGAGCAAATCGGAATTCTTAAAGTACGGCTTCAAGGACTGGTTAACAAATATGGAGATGCTCGCCGCACTGAATTAACTCATATTGACATCAAACCTGAAGAGAAAAAAATTGAAGAAGTTGTTCCAGAAGATTGCGTTGTTATATTGTCTCAATCTGGTGATATTAAACGTGTACCTACAAAATCTTTTAAGGTACAGCGCAAAAATGGGAAAGGCATAAAAACAAAAGATGATGTAGTAATGTCTACCATTTCTACTAATACTATTGATAATCTTCTTCTTTTTACTAAAAAAGGTAAGATGTATAAAATTATCGTAGATGAAGTGCCGGTTGGAACAAATGCTTCAAAAGGAACTCATGTGGGTACATTAATTCATATGGATGAAAATGATGAAGTTATTGCTATCACCTCTCTTGCCAGAAGCAATACTGCTAAATATGTTGTATTCTTTACTAAAAAAGGTTTAATGAAAAAAACCTATCTTGAAGAATATACAAAAGTAAAAAGAAGTACGGGAATTGCGGCAATTAAAATTAATGAAGGTGATTCTATTGCAAATGTAGAATTTATCAATGAAGAAAATATTTTAGTTATTACTAAGAATGGAATGTCAATTCATTTTGAAAGTAAAAATGTCAATCCTATTGGCAGAGTTGCGGCAGGAGTAAAAACTATTAAATTAGATGAAGATGACGAGGTTGTTGTTGGACTCCCTATCTCTTCTGATAAAGATCAGATTGCTATATTTTCAACAAAAGGATATGGTAAAAAGACTTCTGTTAAAGAATTTAATGTACAAGGACGTGGCGGAAAAGGTCTTGTAATTTATAAACCAAGCGTAGTTTATGGAAATATTGCGGGAGCCTTTGTCGTATCTAACTCTGATACAGTTCTTCTTACAGGCCAGCCTAATTCTATATGTATTACCGCATCAGATTTACCTTTATTAACCAGAACCAGTTATGGAAATATTATGATAAAATCTAATATTTCCTCTGTTGTAAAATTTTAAAGAGGGGTCGCCCCTCTTTTTTGATTTTTTATAAAAAATATGTTATAATATTTTTATATAAAAAAAGGAGAAAATAATGGATAAACGAATTTTAAGAATTAAAGAATTAACAATTTTATTAAATAAAGCAACAGAGGAATATGATAAAGGAACTCCCACAATGACAGATGAAGAATGGGATAATCTTTATTTTGAATTAAAAACTTTGGAAGAAGAATGTGATTTCTTTTTTAAAAATTCTCCTACTCATAAAATCCATTTTAAAAAAGTTTCTGAATTAAAAAAAGTTAAACATAATCATCCAATGCTTTCCCTTAATAAAACAAAAAATATAAAAGAAGTAGAATCTTTTATAAAAGGACATGAATGGATTGCTATGGCAAAAATGGATGGTTTAACTTGTTCATTACGCTATGTTGATGGAAAACTGGTTTCCGCAGAAACAAGAGGAAACGGTATAGAAGGGGAAGATGTTACTCATAATGCTTTAGTAATTTCATCTATCCCTAATGAAATCAAATATAAAAAAGAATTAATCATTGATGGAGAAATTATTTGTACTTATGAAGATTTTGAATCATTTAAAAAAGATTATAAAAATCCTCGTAATTTTGCAAGTGGAAGTATAAGATTATTAGATTCAAAAGAATGTAAAAAAAGAAAATTAACTTTTGTGGCTTGGGATATAATAGAAGCAGAAGAAGAGGCGGCTTCATTATTCGTTAAATTAATAGGGTTACAAATTCTTGGCTTTAATATAGTACCTTATATTATAGATGAAGAAATTAAAGAAGCTAATTCTCTTAATATACCAATAACTTATATTAAAGATAGAGCAAAAGAGAAAGGCTACCCTATTGACGGAGTTGTATTTAAATATGATAATGTTAAAGATTATGAGGCGGCAGGCCGCACAGACCACCACTTCAAGGGCGGTTTGGCATATAAATTCTATGATGAATCTTATGAAACAGAAGTCAAAGATATTGAATGGACTATGGGAAGAACTGGACAGCTTACTCCTGTTTTAATTTATAAAGATATTGAAATTGATGGAGCAATCTGTAATAGAGCAAGTTTACATAATATTAGCGTTATGGTACAGCTTATGGGTGGCGCTTATCCTGGTCAGAAAGTTTTTATTTATAAAGCTAATCAAATTATTCCACAGGTTGAAAGCGCACAGGAAGATAATCCTAACAATATTCCAATGATTGAAATCCCCAAGATTTGCCCATATTGCGGTCAGCCAACAGAAATAAGAAAAGATATTGATAGTGAGGTTTTATATTGTACTAATCCTCAATGCGGAGGTAAGTTAATCAATAGACTTGACCATTTTTGCGGAAAGAAAGGACTTGATATAAAAGGACTTTCAAAAGCAACTTTTGAAAAACTTATTGATTGGGGCTGGGTAAATAATATAGAAGATGTTTTTACCCTTGCCGCCCATAGAAATGAATGGATTAATAAAAGTGGCTTTGGTACTAAATCTGTTGACAAAATTCTTGCATCAATAGAAGAACATAAACATACAACTCTTAATGCGTTTATTTCTGCTATCGGTATTCCTTTTATCGGAAAAACAGTTGCAGCAGATTTAGCTAAAGAATTTAAAACTTATGAAGATTTCCGTAATGCTGTAAAAGATAAGGAATATCATTTTTATGACTTACCTAATTTCGGCATAGAAATGGATAATTTCTTAAAAACTTTTGATTATTCTGAAGCTGATAGAATTTCTAAAATTTTAATTATTGAAACCCCTGTTGTAAACAACACTTTAATAAATAGTAATTTACAAGGAAAAATTATTGTTATTACTGGAAAACTTACAAATTTTAAAAATAGAGACAAATTAAAATCTATTATTGAAAAAGCTGGCGGAAAAGTTGGAAGTTCTATTACAGGAAAAACTGATTTACTTATTAACAATGATGTAAATAGTAATTCAGCTAAGAATAATGCAGCTAAACAACGAGGTATACCAATCCTATCAGAAGCAGACTTCATAAAGCATTACCTTGAAAACTGAAAAAATTTTTTATATAATAGAATTGTAAATAAGATGAATAGTTAAGAGAAAGTTGTTATTCAAACAATAAAACAAAAATGTAAAAATATATTTCATTTATCTGGAATTTTTCTTGACTTTATGAAAAATTTTTCATATAATAAGAATACAGATGATAAATATAAATTCATCTTTAGGAAAATATAAACAAATAATAAAAATTATACAAAGGAGTAAATAATTATGAATGATAATAGTAAGAAAGTATTAAGTTTTGTAAAAGAACATGATGGAGAAGATTTTACAGCACAGGATATTGCAGATGCTCTTGGTATGAAAGTTCGTTCTGTAAATGGAATTATTACTTCAGCTTTTCAGCGTCATAAAAATGCGGCTAAAGAAGAGATTCCTCTAATGGTTCGTGTCCCCGCAGAAATCGTTGACCCTGAAACTGGACTTCATAAACCTGTTAAATTCATCCAGTTAACTGATGAAGGTCGTGAATTTGATCCAGAAGCTGAGGACTAATTTCCTTTCATTGTTAAGACTTGATAAGGGTTAGAATTTTATTTCTAACCCTTGTTTTTATATGGAGAAAATATGATAGTAGTAAATTTTCTTAGTGTTATTTTATTTATTATTGGTTGTTTCCTTTTTTTTAAAGGACAACGAACAATACTACAAAAAAATGAATAGCAATAGCAATATAATTAGAAATTAGCTGAATAGACAAATCAATTAGCTAACCAAAATTTAAACTTATCAGCAACAATTACATCTAAACAAGAACAAATTAAATCTATTGAATAGCAATTTGAAAAATAGAAAAATAGAATTGATGAAGATTTAGCCGCAAGAAAAGAAATTTTTGATATTAAAATACAACAAGCTAATAATGCGGCATATGCTGAAATAACTCAGATTCATACTGATTTAAATAATATTAGAGAATCAGCAAAAAAATAGAAAATGGAAATACAGGCGGAAATAGATAAAATAAGATCTTCTTTAAGCGCGGGTGTTGAAGCTCGTCTCCGCGAGCAAGAAAAAAAAGAAAAAATAAATTTTTATAAATTATTTATTAATGAAACTGATTTGTCAGATGTTAAAGTTTTAGAAAATTTAAAATCAACTTTACATAAACCAGTTATTTTAAGTAAATTAATCTGGACACAATATTTTCAAAAGCAAATGAATGAATTATGTGATAGAGTTTTAGGAAAAGAATCTGTTTGTGGTATTTATAAAATTACAAATTTATTAACAGAATAGGCTTATATAGGTCAAAGCGTGAACGTTGCTGACCGCTGGAAACAACATTGTAAATGTGGTTTAGGAATTGACGCATCCGCAACAAATAAACTTTATAATGCTATGCAAAAATATGGTGTTTGGAACTTTTCTTTTGAATTATTAGAACAAATCCATTAGAGAAATTTATTAAATGAAAAAGAAAAATTCTGGATAGACATGTATCAAAGTAATAAATTTGGCTATAATTCAACGAAAGGAAATTTAACATGAAATTTGAAAATACAGAAACTTGGGGATTTTAGCATGCTTTAAGAGGAATGAGAAATCCTAAAAACAGTTGGGACAGAAGTGATAGTCATTAGTATTTTTTTGGAACTTATCATCAGTATCAAATTGGTCCAAATGACATGAAACTTGCTCAAAATCTTATTAAGGGTGGACCAGAACATCGTAAATTTTTACGTCAAATCTTTGTATCTGTTGACATTACCGCACCTTTATATTGGTGGAAATAGATGGATACATATAAAGTAGGAACAGTTGCTAACAGCACTTCTACTATGCACAAATTAACAAGTAACCCTATTACTCTTGATTGTTTTGAAACAGATGATATGAATTCTGATTTAATATATTACAGTATCCCAACATATGCAGGCAAACTTGCAGGTAATGATATTGGGATGTTATCTGATTTTATGATTGAACAACTT